TTGAAAAAAGTTCTTGACATCTTCCCCATTTTGTGCTATAGGGTGTATCATATGAATATGTGTTCATATGTTTAAGCATACAATAGAGAGAAAGCATAGACAATATATCTATGCTTGTGTCAAATCAATATGAATTGTAGTAAATCCTAATCTTATACTACTAACTTTTGCAATGGCATAAGGATAGTCATTACCCCAGTTGATATAACCATCATATAAGAACCAGTTAGCTGGGAATGTATTCCAAGTTGATTCGTAATAGATAATTGTAGGAACTGTTAACCCTTGAATTGGATAACCGCCTACTGGTGTGTTTTGGATTTGAAACATTGGAGTATTCTTATAAGGTCCTAAAATTCCTAGATTTGTACAAGCTAACTCAATATAGTTTTGATCATTTCCAGTTGCTTGAAAGCAAATTGTACATAAATTATTAACATACTGAATTTCAAAATAAGGTCTTCCATGCCCTATAGCCACACTATAACCATAACTTCCGCTATAACCTACTGCCTCATTATCGCTAAATGTTTCAATATAATTAATTGAACCGTATAAAATAGCTTTATAAATATATTTAGCAAGATACTTACTTGCCGTTGTGTTTGGGTGGATATTATCACTATAATTAATAAAGTCTTTATTATGCATAATCCAATTAAGATTATTAATAAAATCGCAGTCACCATCCGCCCAAATGTGAAATGCTTGGTTATAATATTGAAAACGTTCAAGTTTTCTATACCAACCAATAAACCCAAGATGAATAGTACAATTAGGTAATACACTTCTAACTCTAATTAAAAACTTATTTAATCTACTTCTAATTTCTTCATCCGTAGCCATTGATGCATGTAATAAGTTACCGTCATTAGCTCCACCAAAAACATAGAGATCAGTAATACTATTTTTTTCGTCTTGTGTCCAAGTTGTAGTATTACTATTGAAAATATTTAAAAAATTCTCCGATTTAGTCGGTTCCCATCCAAAACCTGCACCACCAACGCTCCAATTATATGCGTAAATATTTCTAGGTATCATACTTTCAAGTAAAGTTGAAAATGAAGAACCACCGACACTTTCATCTACTCCATAACTGTCAGTCATAAGAATAAATTTTCTATCTTTAAGTTTAGCAAACTTTTCATTGACATCATTCATAAAATTTTCTAGTTCTTTATTAATTCGTGTAACGGTTGCATTAATTTCTTGTTTATTTTCTTCAATAAGTTTACGGCCCTCACTATCTTTTAATGGATAAGTTCCGCTACTCATTTTAAATTTATCAACATATTGTGTCATATTATCACTCCTTATAATATTTTATTTGTTACGGGCTCAGTAAGATTATTAGTAAATACAAATGATAAGCTTGTATCATCAGCATTATAAATTCCATCAAGTGTAATTTTCCCACTTGCTAAAAGTTCATGTATATTTTTTTCGATTTCTTCTAAAAACCTCGCGTAAATATCTATTAAACCTTTATAACCGTCAATCAAATCTTTATATTGTTTAATCAAAAACCCCAAATCTTGGTCATAGTTTCCCGTATGTGGATAATCATATAAAGCCATAATATTTCCTCCTTAATATGGTAATTGATTTGTGTACGCTACGTGTAGACAAAACTCATCAAAAAACATTCTAGCGATCACTTCATATACATTGAATCTACTTTGTAAATCAATTTCTTGATTAATCATGTCGGCAGTAGTAGTAACACCAATATTACCTTTTTCTATATCTTCAATAGTTAATTTGATATTTTCTTTTTCATTTCCTCTAGTGTTATTATTTCCATTTTCATTCCTATTATTATGAGTGCTTGTTTTACTGTCATTTGAAAACCCGCTAGTATCATAAGCGCTAACTTGGTTAATATCATCGCCATTATCATTAATCGAATTATTATGTGAGTTATCAACAGTATTATCTTTACTTCTTACAGTTGTTTCAATGTGTGTTTTCGTTCCATCTTTATTCCAAATTGGATTATAATCTTGGTCATATTTCAATGAATATAGATAAACTAACTTATCAAATTGTTCTTTGTGTTTTTTAAAAAAGTACTGTACCTTAATTTGTAGTATTTCTATTTCCGGATATATAGGTTCATTCATTCCGCACACATCCATAATAGCATTTATTAATGTATCTTTATCTAATTTTTCATTAATGTCTATATCTTTAAACACCTTGTCATAAGTATATAGTTGACAAATACTAGCAAAACTAAACATCAATATCACTCTCCATTTCTTTTTGAAGTGTAGTTACTACCCTTGAATTAATAGAGAAATGTAAATTAGTAATATCATCAAAATTAGGGTTTTCATTGATTCTTTTTGCGCATTCATTAAGCGAATCAATATATCGAACGATTGTACAACGTACTTCACTATTATTAGCGTTAACCTCATCACTATTTAATCTCTCTCTTTTATCAGTATTAGCGTTGTTGATACCAATTTCAGTTAGAAACTCATTCATAATGCTTCTTTTTGTTAAAAGTAAATCATTGCCAATGTACGTATTTTTGACATTTAAGAAATAACCACTGTCATTGTCTTTACCGATATTTTTCATCCCTTTTTTTAAGAATACTGCGGGATTACCTCTTGAAACATCATCATACATTTTTTGTAATGATTTCACTTGAGCATCAGTTTCCGCTTCAAAAACATGAGCAAGTCTAGAGTTATACAATGAAACATTTAAAGAGCAATCAATATTTGCTAATAAAACCGCATAACGATTAATCAATGACATAACCCCTTGAAATTTATTATATTCATAATTGATGTATAACAACTCACCTTTTTCACCAATTTTTTCGTCAATATCTCTTAAAACGGGATTATTAACTAAAACATTAGTAGGCATATAATACATATTTTGACCATAAAAGCCACCCTCCAAAGCTAAAGTTCCAATGTCAGTTTTAACAACGGGAATATACCCATTTGTTAAAAGAACATCCCACATATTATCAATATTCCAATTAGATGGATAACCGCTAACAGTTAAAACACTTTTTAATTTAGTCATCAATTGAAATTGATAATAGAAAAATGAGTTATTAGTCATGTCATTTACTGATTTTGGGTTGTGATGGAAGAACCCTTTTACTAAATCAGTAAAACCATTGCCATAATTATTTTTACTCAAGATAAACACCTCCATTTAATAAACTATCAATTTCATCTTTATACTGTTTGGGCGCCCATGTATTAACATTTGCGTTTGTTGTTTGTACATAACCACTTAAACCACTTAATGATACCACTTGATTACATGGTCTACCATAATTCGTAGCTAAACTACTAGGTTCAACATTTGTATTATGAGAAATACATACAAGTGTTATATCTTTTTTAGATATATAAGAAGTATTACCACCACTTCCGCCAACCGAGCCAACATTTGTACCAATAGCCGATGTGATAGCATTAAAAGCCGAAACTCCTGCACCCGCATAATTTCCCATCAAACCTGCTATACTGCCCGCAACCACATTTCCTATAGCCCCCAAAGGATTCCCTTGTGTAACTGTAGATACTTGAATAGGTACTCCCATTTGAGCTACACAACGTGCTTGATTTTCGACAATATAACAAATTTCTCCAACGACACTATCAAGGGTCATATTGATATTAATACTTGATTGACCTTGAAAATTATCGGCATTTAACTCAAGCCATCCGTAGGCAGGTAGATAAAGTAATAATGATGTAAATTGACTTCTATTTCTAAAATCGCTAAAATTCCAAGGTATAGGAATAGAAACATGTCCTGTAGCATCACGATTGACGGCATTTCCTACGACACCTGTATTATATCCACCTGCAAATATAATTTCACTAATCGCTCCCACAATAGTGCAAGGGTTGTATATGCAAGAAGTAATGCAAGAACCCGTATCAGTTAGCATTTTTGAAATTGCATTATTGGGGTCAGTGAACAACTCCGCAAAAGCGTTGTCGCTCATTTTTGACATGATTCTAGCAAGTTGTGAATCAGTAACCGCCACATAAGGATTTGAATGAGTACCAACATAAGAAATGATATATCTAGGTTGTGGTGTAGCGATAAATGATAAGTTAGCACTACTAGTATTGATAATCGCATTTTTAGCACTTGATAAACGAGAATCAATTAAATCAGTATTGTAATTACTACTCGAATATAAAACATATGCACTTGTACTTTTAATGTCATTTTTCCAAGTTGCTAATACATCAATTTCACATGAAATAGTCCAAACTCCATTTCTAGTATTCACAATATCAGTTATATAATAATACCATGTGCCCCAGGATAAATATGAATAGTTGGTTGGATTAGTCGTTAAAATAAAAGACGGGTTGTAATGGCTACAACCCTCTTTTAAATTAACATTGACAAGTATACCTTTAGAGGGTCTTTTTGTAGAATTTCTTCTTTTTGTAAAATTGTATAGTGTAATCTCCATAACCCTCTCTCCTTTCTAGGAATCTGCAATGACAAAAACTACAAAGTTTTCGCTTAAATCATTAAAATATAACTCTTTATGATGATAGTATGTGTTATAATATCCACCCGCGCTATTAAATGGCGTTGTTGAGTTCCAGCTATCCTTTTTATATAAACCTAGTGCATCACGATCATATAAAACCGCTAAAATACCACTAGAATTTACTGCCGTACCATCACTAGAAATTTTAACATTTATTTCACTTGGTTTTTTGATACTTTGCCAAAAGCTAGTGGTATGATAATTATTTAATTTCACATAGTTATCTCTAAAAGCTTGATATTGTACCACAGTTTCAAGACGACTTTCAAAATCTTCTAGAACACGTAAATGTTGTAAAGATTTAGGTGTATGTCGTGTTTGTGTACCATCGTTATATTCAGTCGACATATTTTCCATATATTTTGAATATAAGTTGATACGCGACACACAATATGCTAAAAATTCTTTATCATGTAAGCATGTGGCAACTGTCAACGTCTTATTAGTTTCAGTATTATACATAGCCAATAAATTAATTTCTTTTTTATCATTAATTTTTTCTCCAATAAAGTTATTAATGCAGTTTCGTGCTAATGATTCTAAAGATAGCTCAATAGCATTTTGAACCTCTCCATAGATAGCGCCAATAAAACCATTCATTGAACTTTCACTTGTAAAAGCTTCTTGTAATTGGTTACGTTTTACAGTCACATAAAATTGATAAGGTGTCTCACTTGTAAAAAATGATTGAGTTACTTTTGGGTTCGCTACTTTATACATATCTACGGATTGCCCGTTGACTAAATTATAGCTTTCGTCTTCAGTAGCTTCAGGCATAGAGACTTTAATTTTTTGAACAATATTACCCCATTGCATCGAATCTAAAACCATATCGCTATATTTTGATTTATATTCTCTAAATGAAATAATAGTACGTCCAATTCTTTGTGCCAACGAATTTAGCCATGTATCCGCTAAACCATTTGTTGTTAAAACTTTTTGACCTAATGAAATTAAGCCTTGTTCATCAACTACAGTCAATTCAGTTAAGCCCATTGTTTGCTTATTAACTGAATTGACAATATCATAAATTTGTTTTACCGCCATTTTAAATATCCTCCTTATTTATCATATCGTGAAAATCCTTTAAAAGGGTTTTCGTCTCGCGTTTCAACGTTAGCGTGTAAAATTGTTTTTTCTAATTTTTTAACTTTTTCTTCTAGCTTTTTATTGTTTTTTTCTAGCTTTTCATATGTTTCACGTGAAACATATTCTTGTTGTTCTTGTTGTTCTTGTTGTTCTTGTTGTTCTTGTTGTTCTTGTTGTTCTTGTTCTTGTTGTTCTTGTTGTTCTTCCATAGTGTTTCTCCTTTCTATCCTTTATTTTAAAATAAAAGAGAGGAGTAAAAGATTTCCCAATCAGTACCAGCGTTCCCGCCGTTGGATGTGTACCCTCCTCGTCAATTATTATATAGTATAATAAATGAAAATGTCAACGTATAATATTTTTTAATTTTAATTTCAAGTCATAATCTTGATAAGCAATCATTTTATTATCAATGTATAAATTAAGTTCCCAAGCTTTTTCGCGCTTGAAAACTTTTTCATCATCAAACGACGGACATTGACTTTTCATTTTTGAAACGTAAATAATACCACTATCCTTAACTTGATAAAAATATAAATTTTCAAATGAAAAAAGCGGTAATAATTTATTTCTTTGAAATTTCTTTATATCGCTAAAATCATCATTTACAAATATATTTGATGTTGCCATTTTTGTGTAGTCCGCTTCTTTTCCTAAAAGCCTATATAGAGCGGTGTTCTTCTTCTCTCTTGAGATAGGGATGTCTATAGGTAAATGTAAATAAAGGCCTCTTTCTTCATCAATAAATTTTTCTTGATTACATTGTATCATTGCCATTATTTTACTTGGTAGTTCTAATTCTCTTAATATAGCATTATCAAGCATATTAGCATTACCGCACAATATTATTTTTACGGGTTTTCGTCCCGTTATTTCCCTGTTACGATTGACAGTTTCAATCATATCAAAGAACAACGTAGCTTGTTTCTTATCAATAGCCGTTTTAATAGGCGATTTAGAAATAAACTCGTCATAGAAAATATAGTCATAATCATCAAAATCAGTACCGCGATATTTAGCAAATGTTGACAAAGCACCTGCAATTCCATATGAATGACTTACTATACGTTCATCGTCTTTTTGTTCAACTTCTTCTATTAAATAAACTTTTTTCTCTTTGGTAATTTCTATATTAGTCCCACAATCTCTATTGATTGCTTTAAAAGTGTTTGATTCTCTAGTTAGAGACATTTCCATTTCATTCTCACTTGTACGTAAATAAATAAACTTTCTATCATTATCAGTTATTAAACCTTTTTGGATTGAATAGGATTTGCCGATTCCTCGACCCCCTATAAACAAATAAAGGAAATAGTCCGTATTTTTGACTATTTCCCAAGCATTGAAATAAAGACTTTTTTCTTTATTCATGTTTTAAATTTTTACTTCTAAAGAATAGAAAGTGTTTCCGCTTTTTGATGTACCACTAGTGATAACTACGTCTACTGTAGTGAAGTCGATTTCATTATCATTACATAAGTCTAATAGTTCTCTAAATGAATTCATTACAGTTTTTGAGTTTGTTCCTAAGATTTCTCCTTGATCAGTTAATAAACTGATACAATCCATTTCTTCTACTTCTCCGGTTTCAATTGTAGTGATTGTTGATTTTGTAAAAACATATTCTTTGATTTTGAATACATTGTCAACAAAATTTTTACATCCAATTGAACCATTCGCTTTTGCGATAGCCATTGCTTTCAATGGTGATGCGTTGCTGTCTACTACTTTAATTCTTACTTGTTTTTCCATTTTCTTACCTCTTTATTTTTTCTTTCTCACTCACTATTTATACGGACTTGTGACCGTCTATCTCTTTTGGTGTGACGTCGAATTACTTTGATACAAATACATAATACTGTTATTTTTCTTTAATGTTGTGTTTATTCAGTTGTAATTTGTGAGATAGGTTAGTTTAAGAAAGAACCTATTTTTTTGGTCTTTCATATGCTGCTTCGATAATCATGATAACTTCATTGAATGTGTACCATTTATAATATTTATGAATTTTTAGAAAATCATCTAAAGTAAAATTTTTTCGATTTAATTTATTATAAGCGGTTGCTCTACAGCATCCTAAAGCTTCCATGATTTCCTTGATTGTCAACATGGGCAATTCTTTTTTTTTATATTCTCTAGTCATATTTGAGCCTCCCTAACTAAATTAATTCTAACATTATAGAATTTATTCGTCAATATCTTTTCTTGAATTTTCTAATAGTTTTAATAAAGTGTTGTTTAGTTCCTCGAACTTATTGCTAAATTCTTTTAAAGTGGTATTGTTATACCACATAAAATAAATTAGACACGCAACCGCGACACCGTTATTTACAAATAAATTAACTAACTCTTCCATAATTATTCCTCACTTTCTAAACCGTTTTTAAAATTGATAGCATTACATCAGTCATACCTAATGTATAAGGAGTATCTACTAAAGCTATATTGCTAGCGTTTTCGATTTTGCAACCTTGAACTGTAAGAAAATGTTTTTTATCGTCATTATAGTATACTGTTTTTCTACCACTATCCATAAATTCAGTACCAATTTTAAATTTAGATAATCCACCTTTTTGTTTTAGTTCTTTAGCACCACTTTTTTTATTTAGCCCCGCTACAGTAATACCAATTTTATTACTTTGTTTAAATGCGTACTTTTTAGCACCTAATGTGACAAACTCATCATAGCCTTTTTCTTTATCATACAATCCTAGAAAATATTTATGATTACCCACGTTGACATAATTAATTATATCATTTTGGGTGCACCAATCAATCATTTCTTGATTGATTTGTTCAAAAACATCATCATGTTTACCGACGTATTTAACGCTATCCGTGTCAATGTATACACAATCTAAACCTATCTTATCAATAGCTTTTTGTAAATTTGTTCGACAAATTGCGGTAACAAATAAACCCCATTGGTATGTTAGAAAGTTATTTCTATTGCTATAGTATTCTTCTAAAGTAGAGTTTTCTCCTTTTTCCCATTGATCGTTAAATAAATTTTCTTGACGTATAATGTCAGTTACAATCATGCCGTAAAGCGAATTTAATTTATTTTTAGATTTCATATATTCATATTCTTTACCATCAATTCCTTTTAGTTTAGATTTCAAAGTGAAAAACTCTATTACAGTATTAGTTAGTTCTTTTGGAAGAAAACCTTTATAAGAATAGTAGAAATCTTCTACACGTACATTTTCATCGTCATAATCATATTGATTTATAAATATTTGATAATCATAATTTGTCATAGCTATTTTAATAAAATCAGCTTCCAAAACTCTTCCATTATAACAGTATTCCTTACCCTTAAATCGACCCTCATATGATGGAGCAATAAATTCGATACATTTAGAATAAGGTATATAAGGAAATGGAATACCTTTTTTTAACTTTACATTTTCAAATGTATAATATGCTATTGTACAATAACGATTATTATAATCATCTAACATATCAAGTGATGTTATTGTCGCTTCATAAAAAGGAGTTATTGGATATAAACCACTTATCATAGCATACGGATATGCGCTTGACATATCATAAGACGATACGTTATAGTTAATAAAGTTTGTTTTATAACGGTTTGAAGCAGTATTACCGCCTCTAAAACTATCCTTGCATAGTTGATAAAGTTTATCATCTAATTTTAAATCTAAAAATCGCTTTCTATTATTTTTATTTTTTCTCATGTTCTTACGGCATTCTCTACGTACATAACCCGTTGAGGTTAATGGAATGGTTATAAGAGTATCCTCTTTTAATAAATAAATAATGGCTTCATATAAACCCATTACATCATTAAAACAGTAGCCTAGTTCGCTCATTGTAAGAATACTTTTAGGAGTAAATACTTTCTTATAATCTAAATCGCCCAGGCCTTTAAAATAATGGGCATTAGGTGTATTTTCAATAAATTTCTTTAAATTCATGTTCGATAATAGATAAGAACATCTAAATTCGATATTAAAATCTTTTGATATTGCTTTTAGGGGCTTCCGTTTATCTATTGCAAATACATCCGTAAGCTTAATCCACGAATAGAGAAATTGAAATTCATAAGAAAAGTTATGAATATAACATACTAGCTTATGCATTTCATTATAATTTTTTAATGCCCTGTTCATTTTTCTTAAAAAAGTTAGAAATTCCTTCCAACTCCTACCAAAGCATACATATCCATCTATACATACTTGCCAATGATACATAAACCCCTCAAAAGTTCCATCAGTTTTTTCTATTGTTGATGTTTCAATATCGAATGTCATTAGATGACTGATATATTTTTTGGTTGGTGGTATTAAAGGATTTGCTTTTTTAATACGATTATATGGAAAATCTTCTTGATTATATGCTTTTACAATAGCTTTGCTGCTATTATAATTAACTAAACATCCTATCATTGTTATCAATCCTTATTTTTTCTTGATTTTAAAGCTTGAATATTTCGTCTAAATTTATCCTTATCAAACTCATGCGTGAAGCGTTTCCACTCACGAATAAACTCTTTATCACTTACACCACTCAATCGTGCACTTTCCCAGTCTTCAATCAAATTTGTAGACCCGTAGCCTTTGTCTTTTGCTTCATTTAAGAATTGACCTCCACCAAGATTTAGAAAAGTTCGTAAATCGTCGACATTTAAACTTTTTGCAACGTTTGGAGCGGAGTATTTTAATCTTGTTTGTAACGTTTCTACGGCTTTCTCCAACCCCGTTTGAATTGTTTGTTCTACGTAGCTTACGCTAGTTGTAGATGATGCATATTTTGCATATAAATCAACGTTTAAATCGTAAAGTTCTTCACTTGTTAATTTTTCTAGTTGTCTTTTACTTGTCGTATAACGATTTAACCCCGTTTCGCTTTGTGTTCTTTTATACGCGTATGATTTATTTTCTATTCCCGCTTTTTCTAGTTCTCTATATCGTCGATTTAATGTTTTTGATAGATATCGCGCGTTGTCAATTAGTTCGTTTCTTGTTTGTTCGTCGTATTTAAGTCTACGTAAACCCATGATTTTTTTATCTTGTTCTTTTATCCTTTTTTCTCTTAACTCGTCAACGTATTTTTTAAGTCCTTTATTTAAAGCCATAAAAATCACCTCGTATATATTCTAACATATTAGACAACTATTGTAAAGTGTCTATTATGCTTATATAATTATAGCATATAGAAAGGAGAATATATTATGAATGTTGATGCTTTTATCGCTAAAATTTTAGCGTATGAGAAATTACCTACTATTTATAAGCTTGGAAAGTTTATGAATAGTTACCGTAAAGGTAAAAACGGGAATTATTTGGAGTGTGATTGTAGCGGACTAATTAAAGGTACTTTGTGGGGTTATCCATATAATGGAAAATATGGGAATATTTATCCGGATGTTAACGCTAATACAATTATGTCTAATTATTGTTATAATCAATCTAGTAATTTTAATAATATTTCTAGAGGGGAGTTTGTATGGATGAATGGTCATATTGGAGTGTATGTTGGTAATGGAAAGGTATGTGAGTGTAGCCCAAAATGGGAAAATGGTATTCAAATTACTAATTTAAAGGCTAGAAAATGGGCTAAACATGGATATAGTAAGTGGCTTGATTATTCTAGTAATACTAATACTAATAAAACATGGGATATTGAAGCGATCGCAAGAGATGTTTTAAATGGTAAATATGGAAATGGTCATGAGACTAGAAAGAAAATGATTGGTTGTGATGATGCTACGTATCAACAAATTAGAAAAAGAGTAAATGAATTGAGTAAATAAAAAGGATAGTTTTAACTATCCTTTTATTTTTATCCTACCTTTCTTCGAAGTTTTATGTTTACTTGTATATATCGTATTGGCGATTTTACTTGTTCATTTTCTATTGTTTTATCTACAATATCATATTTAGTTGGTTCTAATTCTAACATATCTAATGATATAGTATATATAAAGGTATTGTAGCTTAGAAAAGAAGTTACTGTATGTCCATTAAATAGTAATTGTATTTCTAAAATTTGTTCACGTTTAATACTGTCTTCAAAAATTTTTTCTAATTCATTCCATAATATCATAATTTTATCCTACTTTCTTACAATCTAATTTTATCCATCCATATTCAACATTATACTCTATAACTAAAGTGGACCAAAAATTATCATAGAATATTGAGAATAACGTATTCTCTAATGTATTTTCATACATTAAAATACCGTCTTTTGAATAGAATTTAATTCTACCTTTATATCTTCTAAATTGTTTTAATGCTTTTCATTAAACTCATTTTTTCATTCCTCCTAAATAATAAATAAATAAATAATTATTGCAATTAATAATACTAGACATAGCATCGCATTAGCGTTTAGAATCATTTATAATCACCTCACAATCAATAATAGAAATAGGAAAATCTTCAAAAATCTTCAAAATCTTCAAAATCATTATTTTTTAAAGCGATTTGATGATAAAGTGCTTCTAATGATGGGCTATAGAAACTTTCTACTTTTCTAATGCTTCTTATTTCATCATTAATAACTCTACCATAGAAATAGCCATCACTACATTCAATAACTTCAAGCTTTACTTGAACATTACTATTTATGTAATAACTTTCTCTATCCGTAGGATAGACATAACCTATATTATCACAATAACTTAGTGCTTGTTTAATTGTTAAAAGTGTTTCTACCATTATTTATTCCTCTCTTTCTCTACAATTATTCTAACATATTAGACAATAATAATCAATAATTTTACCTAATATTTTTTTTTTTATTAACAATTAAACATATGAACACATATTCATATGATACACCCTATAGCACAAAATGGGGAAGATGTCAAGAACTTTTTTCAA